GCCATGCATGATAATGCAGGCCTTTAGTAGGATGCTACCTACCGGTGGTAGCTACTCAGACTCAAAGGAGGTGAATAGCATGAGTGAATTGCGTCTAAGCGCAAAGTTTGCGATCTTTGGTCCAAACGTATGGTTTTACGTCTTAGACCCCGAGGACTATAAGTCCAAGGTACAACCCTCACTCCGACAAGTTATTCGGTCGAGGGGAGCTCATAGCCCAGGCAGTGGGAACTACTGCTATGGTGCCTGCACCGTTCACGACGCGACAGCTAGAGTCGGTAACGACTGGCTGCTTATGCCTGGCGGAACAATCCGCTGGTCGAATAGTGACGATACAGAGCGATATTGGGCGGATTGGAAAGGGGATACCATTTATTATTTAAATGGTGTATTTGATGGTGAACGCTGGCATTACCGCCAGTGTATGCCCTCAGTCATATCCTTCCTTTACTTTGCAGGTTCATACCGGTTGTATAACCAGGTTGTGTACCGTGTGCCCGATAACTTTACCTCTAAGAGATGGATCTCGCCCTTGGATTTCCCTTGGGTGAAGCATGGAGGATCCGGATACAATTACGTCTCAACAGGCGAAATTGTAGTAAGGTATACTCCATATGACATAGGTAGGGAACTTTGGTCCTTCATGGATAGCTTCACTTTAGCTTATTCACCATGGATCAATGAATACCTATCTTTAGCGTATGTCGATGCCATCTCGCATGCCCCGATGAATAGAGTAAACAATGTCCAGAATGTCTTTGCATTCTGCTCAGCGTTTATGAAGGTTGTCGAGGCTCCTTACTTAGTAGTTGATAGTATACAGAGTCTTAAAGACTTCAAGGATATGGCTAGTGATATTTGGCTAGCCTATCGTTACTCTTTGACTACGACGGTAATGGATGTCAGTGAGCTTGTTGATTACGCGTACCGCTCATCGCGGGCGCCCCAGAAGTTCAAATGCCACGGTTTCGTGGCTGATGAACATGATGGAGATCAATATGAGTTTAGGTGTTCGGTTTCGCTATTACCGAACGAAGTTAATTCCTTGCAAAGTGACATTGAGAAGCTCGGTTTAGGGCTCTCAGCGTACAATGCTTGGGATATGGTACCTTACTCATTTATCGCTGACTGGTTTCTGCATATCGGTGATAGACTCGAATTCTACGATGATAGAAATCGAGCTATGCGGCTGGGTCCTACCGGTGAAATCTGGTACTCTGTCGTTAGGAGGCACGAGGATGAGAAATCATCCCAGGACTTCTACTTCCGATGGTCTGGAGGAGTTCCCTCCTACAGTCCAACGTTCGTTAGGCATGGCGATGCCAAAACGGGCACTATTATTAAACGCGTTGCCGATGTCATCGCATTGGTATGAAAGGAGTAGTTATATGGCTACAACTTATTCTTGGGGCTATACTAATAGTACAGCATCCCTGAAATCAGTCACTCAGGTCGCTCTTGGTTTAAAGACCAACTACGGCCTGGCAGAAGATTCTGCAAACCAGTGTCTCCTCTCGAATATTACTTCGCCTATCGATCAGCCTGAAGTTATCAGGTATGATTTCGAAAAGCAGAAGGTGAGTGTTAGCGATCTCGCTAACCCTCCTAAGTCGAGAGATGGTGTGAGGTACGTTTGTACTCTCAAGGATATCTATAGAGAAACCCGTGATAACGGGGACGTCTATGATCATCCGTTCCAGATTTCCATCAGTATTAAGCATGATACCAGTGTAAACTGGACTAATGCTCTTGTCGCTGCTGAGCTTGCCAGAGCTATATCTGGTCTCTACAACGAAACTGATGGTGATTGGCGCTTCGAGTCTCTTATGAGATCAGCGCTTGAACCTCAGGCTGACTAATAATCGCCTGATTAATTATACTCTTAGGAGGTGCTTATGAACAAGCAGGTTACGTTATGTAACAAGTACGTAGACGAGTCTATGTGCGAACTTATCTGTGCAGCAGATGGCGTTGAGTCATCAGCGACCAATATGTTCCAGCTCAACCTCATGTTAAACACATGGATTGGGCTTGGGATAGATATGGAGTTCCCTGGGTGGGAGCCTACCCTCGTCGGACTTCTCTGCTCCAAAGGTCTTACAGAAACTGTTAAGATTTGTGACTCGGTCTTTCATGCATTAGTATGCGATGATTCGAGCCACGGTGGGGAACTGTTTTGGGACGCCTGCAACTATCTGCAGGGAGTACCCAGCACTAACGCTAATGTCCTCAGTAGATGGCGGAATGTGTCCCTCTTAATGAGGTTCGCAAAACGCTTTACCTATGATTCGGATAGCGCGAATGAAGCTTGCTTCCAGAAGTTTCTGGAAGCGAATCGGAATTGTTATTCCGCAACGGATAACAGGTGCAAGCCGTCTATTAAATATAGTGGCAAACACACTGTGGAGGTCGAAGATATCGAATCAGATTGGATTGATGGCAATCTGGTTAGGATAATCGGTTCTCCTAAAGGTTGGTACCCTAGATGGTATTGGGGCGTTTGGGATAAGTATCTCGAAGACTATGCCAACGGCTATGATTGTTCACATAAAGTGTACAAGTATATAGTCCATGTTGAGCATGAGCATTGGGAGAAAGTCACACACCTCGATCCTGAAGAGGCCGAGGGTGGCAAGATCAACCGCCCTTCATACTCGTTAATCATGAAAGTACGTGAATACGTTACCGACATGGTTGGGGAAGAGCCTTTAGTCCCGTTGGAATCCTTCGACGGTGTACTGTCGAGTGGTTCAGCTGTGTCTTACTTTGTCGGTAAGGAAGGAGTTGAGCAGAAGAGTGTCAAGACTAGATCTGACAAACTCAATGCTCTGTACGACTTCGACCCTCGCTGGAATCATGAAGACGAAGGTTACTTCGTCATCAGACGCCAGGCCTACAAAGCTGGCTTCAGAGATAGTATTCTGAAGGCAGAAACTGCCGGTTCGCCGATGATAGCTGTGCCAAAGAGCATGAAGGAACGCAGACTGATTAAGCCTGAGCCCGTTCATCGTGCTTACTACGCCTCTAAGGTTAGAAGACTCCTTGAGACGCAGTTAATCTCCACTGGGGGTTATGAATTTCTCCCTTGGGATGACCAGTATGTCAACCAGACGTTAGCCAAGCTCGGGTCAGCTCAGATGGGTTATTCTACCATCGATGCTTCCGCCGCGAGTGATAGGCAGTCACGCGAATTGACTTTTATGCTCGTGCCTGAGTGGCTTAGACCTTATCTCTACAATTCTATCACTGACTATGTTGTTGTTAACAACCAGCGCATTCGCGTACGTTGTTTCTCAACATCAGGTAATCAGCTTACTTGGCTGATGCTTGGTATAGTCATGAGATCGATTGCAGAATATGGCTGCTCTTGGTACACGGATGATGAAGGGAAACCTCTGCATGCATATGCATACGGGGACGACCTCATTGTTCCGGATGTTGCGTACGAAACTGTCGTAGAGCTCCTCGAGTTGTTTGGGTTTGTCATTAATCGTGATAAATCCTTTACCGCCTCTAATTTGTTTAGAGAGTCTTGCGGTGGCGACTTCTACGCAGGCTTTAATGTCACTCCTGATTATTGGAGAAGAGGGATAGTTGATATAAGGAACTTCCCTGACACTATTGCATTTGTGTGCAACTTGCAGCACAAACTGTACGCTTATCCGACGGTAAGATATTACCTGAGGTATGTAGCATACAAGCTTGATCCAAAGATCACTGCTTCACCCGTAGGGGTTGAGTGTGATGACCTTTGGGACGGAAATGTAACACTTGAAGAGTCCGAGAGACTCCCTCACAGGAGACTCAAGACTTGTGATCCAAAGGATGTGAAGTATTCACAGACTCTTATGGACCATCAGTATTACTTGTTCCTGAAATACGGAAGAGCCTTCGGCTCTGACGTAGATCGGAGGTTCGGCATATCTCTGCCGTACCTTAGCCCCAATCTTGTCGCAGAGCCCACCGTTAGATGGGTGCTTGCGCAGCCCCCTTACTACCATAGTAAGGAGACGAAGTAAGGCTAGAGGCGGTCGGGGTAACACCTGACCGGGGCATGAAGCCCTAGGATAACAGTGGGGGGACAACGGATAACACCGGGTCCTTAATTACGCGTAGGCGGG